TGTGCGTTGGTTCATGCGCACGCTAAGGAAATGCACATCCCAATCAAACTGGTTAACAATGGGGACGATTGTGTAGTGATTATGTCGAGTAGGCACCTCAGGAGGTACACTGCTGGACTACACGATTGGTTCCATGGTATGGGCTTCAACATGAAAGTGGAGGAGCCAGTGCGAACTTTTGAGCAAATTGAGTTTTGCCAAATGCACCCAGTGTTCGACGGTACCACGTTCATCATGGTCCGTAATCCAAACATCAGCATAGCTAAGGATTCGCTCTCCATTAAACCTCTCAACTCTGAGTCCATCTTTCGCAAGTGGGTCGGGGCTGTGGGTGAGGGCGGCCTTAGTCTTACGGGGGGCATCCCCATTCTCCAATCCTTTTACATGTGCATGGAGCGCGCCTCTAGAGGGAAAAGGCTTAAGGATGACCCAACCCAGGAGACCGGCTGGTGGTTTCTCAGCAAGAACATGCATCGGAAGGCATCGAATGTAGCGGATGCAGCTAGATATTCATTTTATTTAGCCTTCGACATCCTCCCAGATATGCAAGTTGCTGTTGAGAGATATTACGACAGTTTTGAACCACGATGGGGAAAACCCGAGTTGGGGTGGCCATCCCGCCCGAACATCTGGCTTTCTAAATAATCCATCCGTCGCGAGACGTTAAAGAGTCCCGGCAAGGTGCCCGTCAAGAGACGTTAAAGTGCATGGCAGAAATGCTATGGGGTCCTCACGTACGCCCAAAATCGGGTTTCCCGTGCTAATAAAAATGCCGAGAGACTGCACGGAGCGAGGCTTTTGCCTAGTGAAGGATGTACAGTCCAGTAGTCAGCTGCATCCCATACATGACAAACAACAAGAAAATATACCTTTCTCTGCTACGCAAGAATGCTAGCAAAACCCCCGCTGGAGGCAGATCCAGCAACCCAACCGTGAAGCCAGTTGCTGTGTCTTATGACACGCAAATTGCAAACTCCAAGCCCGTATTCCTTCCTTCAAAGGACGGGCTGAGAGTTAAACACCGTGAATACGTTGGAGATGTGGGTATCACATCTTCTCTCTGGACGGTAGTTAACTCTTTTGCCATTAATCCTGGCATGCCATCTACCTTTCCCTGGTTGTCTATGTTGGCCCAAGTGTTTGAAACTTATGAAGTGCATTCCTTGGCCTTCATCTACCAAGCCGCGCTACCTAGTAGCACTGCTGGCACGATTTACTTGTCGTATGACTACGACCCTGCTGACCCAGCACCATTGAATAAGGCATCTATGATGTCAAATATGTCTGCGGTGGCATGCAGTTCGTGGGCATCAACAAAACTACCCTATGTCTCACAGGGTAACAAGCTGATCAACAAGTTCACTCGTAATTCCTCCTTGGGTATTAACCAGGACATCAAGACCTATGATGCTGGGACCTTTTACATTGCCTCTGAGGGGTTTGCTGTTGCAACCCCTGGCAATGTCTTTGTGGAATATGATATTTCGCTAAGAATACCTCAAATTCCTACTACTATTGAGTCTGCGCAGTCTCTGCGCATTACCTACGGATCCACGTCTGCGATTAGCAATGTCAATGACGGAACTGCCGGCAACGCCAACCTGTTGGTTAGTCTTGCTGGGAGCTTGGGGTCCGGCACCGGAACTGGTGCATGGTTGTGTCCCACACCTGGCCAATACCTACTGGAATATGCCATCAGCGCAACTGCAAATAGCAGTGGCAATATCGATGGAACATGGGCAGTATTGTCTGGCGCTGCATCTTTGACCGATCTTGGTCAAGCTGTAGTGCCTGAGTCAACCTCAGCCCTTGGAGTGTATCAAGCCATAATTAATGTGGCTGATGCTGGCGCCACAATAGGGCTCACCCTAGTCCATATTGCGGCATTTGCAAATTACTACTTGCGAGTGTCAAAGTATGGATATGCCCTACATTGAGGGGTGGGACATTCTCCCAAGTGATATCAACCCACTTAGAGTTGTTGACGGTCCTAGTTGTTTTCATCTGCCATAGTCCTTGCTTAAGAACTGTGGTGGGCTTACTTTCCTAGTGCCTACTGTTGCAGACCATTACCACAGGGTTACCGGCCAACCCTCAACCCCTTTACCCTGGGGTGGGGCATCCCCCCTTTATTGAGGAAATGCCAACCTTGTGGTTAAATCCCTAGCCAGGAACTGCCACAAATCTTGTCCCATTCCTTGGCATGACAGAGTCATGCGAATCACCACATCCCTATAGCAATATGGGGGGGCGTGGAGGTGATTAAGCCCGGTGTTCA